CGCGGTCAGTCCGGCCAACGCTGCTGCGACACCCTGCCCGATAGCGGCGATCGCTGCCAACCCGACCGACCCGACCAGCAAGCTCTTGACTGCTATCCCCAACCCGGCCAGCATCGACTTGGCGACACTGTTGCTGTTGTTTTTGTCACCGACCTTCTTGGCCATCGCCCGGGTAAACGAATTCCCGGCTTCGTCGCCGGCCTCCTGTGCTGCGCGGCGGGTCCGGGACCGGTCAGGGACACCTGTGACCTCGACAAACCCGTCGGCGATCTTAAACCCACGCCCACCCGCGCGGACCGGCTGTGTCACGGTGTCACCTCATCCCCATCAACCTGAGCCGTTCTTCGTACAGGTCACGGTCCGGTATCGTAGCCTGCCCGTGGGACTGCTTGGCGAACTGGTCCCTGTCCACCCCCGCGGCCTTACCGGTTTTGACACCTACCTGCTCCGGCTGGTCGTCCTTCCGCGCTTCCGCCAACGCCGCTTGTCGGACCGCCCCGCGGTATGACGGCAGCCGTTCGGCCAGCAGGAAAAACCGCTCGGCTGACAGCCCACCATAATGGCCATCAGCTACCCCGTCGACCCGGTGGAACACCCGGAAGTCGGAGTCGACTTCGTCCAGATATTCCGCGACCCACATGACCTCCCTGGCACGTCCGGTTATTTTCCCGTGGACCGCTCCATGGCACCCATCGTGTGCCGGCGGATGACCTTCATGATCGCGTCGAGTTCGTCCTCGGTGAGTTCGTCGTGGTCGGCCAGGATATCCACGACATGGGCGGTCAGGACCTGCTCGACCAGCCAGAACGTGGCCAGGTCGGTGTCGGTGGTGCGCATCTTGCGCATGAACTTGAACGTGATGTTCGGCGGCAGCTTGCGAGGTGCGGTGTACACCCGGCCGTCGAGATGGAACAGCTTGACCCGGTCCTCGGGGACCGGCTCACCCTCGAGATACACCCCCGGTGGGGTGACCTCGTTCTCATTCTCGTCTTCGTCGTCGTGGGGGATGATGATCCCGCTGCCCCACCTGTCTGGGGCAGGTGATACGTCGGCTGGTTTCTTCTGGTCAAGCCCGGTTGGCCTTCTACGTGCCGCCGGCTTGGTGGTGTTGGCCATTCTGTCCTTCTCTCGGAGGTCGGTCTACCCGGCCTCTGGTCGGATGTACAAGATGTACCGGCGCCGATACAGCGCCGGTCTCATGAACGGCTGGGGTGCGTTACCAGGGTGCCGGACCGCACCGACCGGATGGGGCAACCCCGGCCACCACAGTGCCTGCTTCCCCTCGGGTGGTCCTTTCGGGCGGATGGTGTGTGGCCGGGCGCCATATTCTTGCGGTGCCCAGTGGTCGGTGCCGACCCACACCCGGCCTTTGCTTTTCAACCGTTCCGATTCGATCGTGTTGACCAGCTCGGTGGTGTCGACCGGGCAGAACCGGGCAGCGTCAGCTTTGACAGCGTCGGTGACCGCCCATATGAACGCCTGGGTGCGGAGACGGACACGTTCCATCCCCGGTTCGTACATCACCACCACCACCGACATCGGACATCTTCCCCCTCAACCGACCACTACGAAGTGGCGTCGATGGTGACGTACGGCTCGGTCTCGTCGTCCACGTAGTGGGCACCGAACGTCGTCGGGTAGACCGTCTGCCCATCCTTCTGGTAGGCGACACCGACCGCGGCGATCGACAACACCCGACGGGAGACGAACCGGCGACGCAGCTGGTTGGCACCAGGTGCCCACCCGTCGAGGATCAACGCCCGGTAGGAGGGCTGGGTCGCCGAGTCGGTGAACGCCGGAGCGTATTTCTTGAACCCGGCGCCGGTGGTGATCACCCCGTCGTTCAACGCGTACTTGAGGTTTTCGAGGGTGACCTCCCCCAGCTGGGTCTGGATCTGCACGTCCCTGCCGGTAAGCCGGCGGCCGGCGACGTCGACGATCTGGTCCATGACCAGTTCGGTGAACGTCTGGTTGTAGTTGACGGTGATCCCCCCGACGGTACCCCCGAGGTTCACCCAACCGGCGGCGGACGACGGGGGGGTGCCGACGGCGGTGTCGGCGGGTTCGGTAGCGTCGAAGTCGTTGATGTACAGGATACCCGGTCCCATGACCAGGTTTTGCGGGTCGGCCACAGCGGTCGCCTCCTCAGGTCAGCGCGGTCCAGTTGATAGTGAGTTCGAACTTGTACAGGGCAGCTGATGCGGTGTCGCCTTCGAACTCGCGTGGTTCGCTGTTCGGGTAGACACATTGGACCCGGGCACCGTCGTAGCCGGTGGGCAGCAACGCGGACACGTCCCGCCCACCTCCGGCCGGGTCACTGTAGGGGTGGTTGAGTACCAGTTCCGCGAGCTGGTTGGCTTTACCCCAGGGAGGTTTGCTGCTGTTCAGGTTGATCGCCCAGCAGGACACTTCGACCACTGATATCCGCTGGGGGACGTGCAGGTCTGGGCTGCCTCCGACAACTGGCCCGACTTGGATAAACCCGTAGTCGGCCCACAGACTGCGGTTCTTGGGGCGGGTGGAGGCGACCTTGGTGGGGTCGATCGTGCCGATCCCACGCACCCATGCTACGGCTACCAGGTGTGCGTTCGGTCGGTGTCCCACGGTCCCTCCCCTCTACGGGTCTGGGTGTTCCAAAGCTTCCCAGGGGGTCTACCCCCCGAGGGGGTTGGTACGGTCAGGTCAGTCTGCGCAGGTCCAGCTGCAGGTCGGCGGTCGCGGCCGGGTTGGCGGGTTGGGCGATCCCGTCGATCACGTAGTAGATGCCGGTGTTCCGGTCGCGGATGCGGTCTTCGTTTTGGACTTCGGCGCTGGCATACATCCGGCCGGTGTAGACGCGGACCACTTCGGAGGTGCGGGTGTCCTGGTTGCGGATGGTTTTGCTGCGTTCGATGATCGACGCGGGTAGGGCGGTGTGCAGCGGAGCGTCGGTGTCAGCAGGGTCGCCGTAGCTGTCAACGGTCTCGCCGCGGTAGATGTCAACTGTGGTGGTGGCGTGGAAGCTCATAGCGGGGTCCAGTTGAACTGGTCATCGCGGACCGCGGAGTCACGGTTCCCCCGGTCGTCGACGTATCCGGAGCGGCTGCGTACCCGCAGCGGGCTGAGCTTCCACGACAGCCGGTTGACACACCGGTAGGCCAGCGGGGCTAGGAGTTTGGCCCACGCGTGGGCGTGTTGGTATGAGACCCCGTCTTGGGACATCCCGTCGGTGTCGATGTGGGTGAACACGTCGGGGTGGTCGAGCATCCACACGGCTTGGTAGGCGACCGCGTTGCGTAACATCCGCAGGTTGTAGTTGGAGATGTTACCTGCGTCTGAGGCTTCCTCGGTGGTGCCGGCGGGGATCTCTATGATCGCTTGTGCGGCTTCGAGGTCGTCCTCGGTGACCGTCCGCTTGGTCAGGCTGTAGGTCTGTTCGGGGGTTGCCCATGGCACCGACCCCACCCCCTGCTCACCGGATGTAGATCCGGTAGATTGCGTGTCGCTGACCGTTCAGGTGTGACCAGCCGGTGCGGCGGGCGGTCCCTCGGGTCTGGTAGCCGGCGTCGGCGGATACCCGCTGGTGCCGGTTCATCAGCTCCTGGTGGGTCAGGTTGTCCAGGCCACCAGCCGGCACCGGGTACACGCCCACGTATTCGTTGCCGTCGCGATAACCGGTGGGGTGGGTCGTCGCGGCTGCCGTGGGTGTTTCCAGTGCCTGGCTGGTGGGCTGGGGTGGCCCGGTGGTATCAGAGGTGCCGGTTTCCTCGGCATCGGCGGGTGCGCCGGGTGTCCGGGTGTTGTCCTCTGGTACCTCCGGGGGGGCCGGTGGCTGCTCGTTGGAGTTGAGCAGGTCTTGCAGCGTCCCGTCCGGGTCAGCCGGCGGGTCAGCCGGCGGCGGCGGGTCAGCGTTTTGGAGACGCTCGACCAGCTGCTCCACAGTACCGGACACAGCCAGACCCCTCTCCCGCGCCAGATCCCGCAGCCCGGATTTCGTCAGAGCACCGTAGTCGGTCAACCCCCACCCCTCACATAGATCAGTCGGTGATCCGCTCGAGGATCGACACCGCGTTCTGGTGGGTCACCTTGAACGCCCGCCGGGTGCGGAACTTCACCGCGTAGTCGTCGGTGTCGTCTTGTGCCCGGGCGTCGTCGGTGCGGGTTTCCGGTCCGGACCGGTCGCCCCTCGCCAGGTAGCGGGTGTTCGCGTACACCAGCAGGTCGTTGCCCTCCGGCGACCCGACCATCGTGGCGCTGGACTTGCAACCACGCGACCAGGAGATCGGGGTGTTGAACAGCGTGTCCGGGGTGCCGTCAGTGCCGGCGATGAACACCGGCCGGCCCTGCCCGTCCAGCGTCATCCGCAGCGCGTCCCGCCACCCGGGGTGTGCGATCACCAGCATGTCCGGGTCGGACCAGTACTTGCCGGTCTCGACCAGCCGGAACACTTCCGACAGCCGGCCGTACAGCGAGTTGGTTGCCTGCCCCGCCGAAGTCGAGATGACGGTGTTGTCGTCATCCCAAGAGATGTAGTTGTCGTCGGCGGTGTAACCGACGTCGTTGTCGGTGGTCCGCAGCGCCTTGTAGATCGAAGTGAACGGGGCGGTGGTCCCGTTCTCGGCGGCGGTGACCCCGATGCAGGCGTTGTCGAAGGTGTCGGCGTAGGAGATCGCCCAGTCTTCGCCCTTGGTCTGGATGACGTCCATCCGGGTCTCGGCGTCGGCCAGGTCGTCCTCGTCGACCTTGAACCGGGCGATGAACCGGCGGGCGGTGATCGTGACTTCGTCGTTCGCCGACGTGTCGTCGGTGTAGGTCGTCCCCACGGTGACCGTGATCCCTGCCGATCGTGGGATCGACTTGGTCTTGGTGCGCATCGGGACCCGGCGGGCGTTGCCCTCGATCGCCGAGTCGTTCATGACCCGCTGGACCACATCCGAGTCGTACTCGATGGGGATCCAGTCGTCGATGTCCGCGGCGGCGGCGCCGGAGTGTTGGAAGATTGGGGTGCCGTCTGCGCGGTGCCCGATCGGTTGGAAAACCTGGTCGAGGTCCGGCACGGCCTGGATGTCGTCGGGTCCGCGCACAGCGGGTGTCCTTCCTAGGTCGAGGCATTTCGGGTGATCCCTGCCTCGTCTAGAGGACTTCCTCCGCGTCACCGGCCTATCCTGAGGCCACGCGTACTACAGGTCAGTGTACCATGGGTCAGCGGCGGCGGCCACCGACAAACCGCTCATCGACCTTCTGCATCCAGCTCTTCGGCTGTGGTGCCGGCGCCCGGCGGCGTGGTTCGCCGTCAACATCCGCAGCTGCGGGTCGCCGCGCCGGGCGGCTCCGGAACCACTCGGGGAACTCTTCTTTGAGCGCTCCGACCTGTTCGGCCACACCGGTGATATTGCCTTGGGTGTCGATCTCTACCTGGTCTTGGTCGACCAGTCTCATCACCCGGTCCAACGCACCCTGGAGTTTCTCCGGGTCGCTGGCCAGCCCGTTGCCGCCGCCGTTCCAGCCGGCTGCTGCCAACGCGGCTTTGGTGGCTTCGCGGACCAGTACGGGTTTGAACCGGCCTTCGGTGTCCCGCGCTGCGCGTTGAGATGCACGTTCGAGTGCGGCTTCGAGCTGCGCCGGGGTCAGTTTGTCAGCGTCGGTACTGTCAGGGGCGGTTGGTTTCTGCGTGGCGGGTGGCCGTTGCGGTGCCGGGGGGTTGTCCCTGCGGTCGACCCGCAGCTCCGCAGCGCGGTCCCTGGTCAGCCTGATCAGGTGTCGCAGCCGTTGCGCGTCCTGTGGGGTGGGTGACTCGGTGTCTACCTCGTCCCATTCCAGATCGCCGTCTAGCTTCCCACCGCGGCGTTTGACGTCGCTTCGTGCCCGTTTGAGTTGGGCACGGAGTCCGTACCATTCGTCGCCTGGGACCTTCCGGGACGACTTCGGTTCTGGGTCGTCGTCCGGGTCGTCATCGTCGTCTGGGTCCGGGTCGTCATCGTCGTCTGGGTCGGGGGCGTCCGGGTCGTCCGGTCCCGCTAGGATAGCGCCGTCCGCACCGGAATGGAGCCAGATCGGCTGGCCGTCCAGCCTGCTACCGATACGGACACCGGCATGAGACATGTTCTTCCCCCTGCTGCGTCTAGCATCTGCCCCGGTCCCTGGGGGCTTACTCTAGCATCTTACACCAACCATCCTGTGTCGGCGCAAGTGTGTGCCCCGGCTGGCGGTACCAGCCGGGGCTTCCGGGGGGGGGTGTGTTAGGGCAGCAGTCGGGTCTTCGCAGGCCGACGGTCAAACCACCACTGAACCTGCCGGTCGGTTTCTAGATGACCGGCCGGGAGGCCGGGTGTGTTGGACGCCCAACCGTTGGGTTGGACCTTGGTGAGTAGAAGCCGGACACCCACGGCGACCCGGGAGGAGACGGGGAGAGACGAAACAACCATGTCCTCATCATACTACACCCACAGCGGGGCTGTCAATTGCTCTGTCGGTTTCGGATCCGGCTGGCCGACAGAAACCCACCAGCGTCGATATCCTCCCGGGCGCGGCGAAGCACCGACGACCCCAACAACAACCCGGCCTGCTGCAACAGCCCATCCGCAGCCCGCAACCGAGCCGGTTCGCTGTTGAACCCGCCCAACCCGCGCAACACCGACCGCTGCGCCTCCCGCTTCAACACCTGCGGGACACCAACCAAACCAGCAGCGTCCGACCCCCACCGCTCAACATCATATCCGGCCCACAGTTCCAAGCCGCATCTGCAGTTCGGGTGCAATGGCGGCGACCACACCGGGTCATTGTTCACCGGTTTCGGATTGTCATCCGGGTCGCGATAGAAGGTCAACCCGCCGGGGAACCACTCATCGGGTCCGACGATCTCTCCGGCGTAGGCCAAGCAGTGCAGGCACGCGTCTCTTTCGGCGACCCAAACCACCAGCGCGTCGAGGTCTGCAGCAACATCACGGATGGCGTTCGACACGGCTCGGTTGGCCGCCCACCGAGTGGTCCCGTCGACGGTGTTCCGGGCACGGCCGGCGTTAGCGGCCACCCGGCTAGTATCGTCCCAGCTGCGCAACGGCGCGTAGGTGAGCTGCTCAGCAGCGTTGAGAACATGTCCGTTTGCACGTTCGTCCATCTGGTTGATAGCGTGGATCAGCTCGCGACCCAGACCGTCCCGGCGGGGCGGGAGCGGGATACCGGCCCGGCGTGGAAGCTCAGTGGCTTGGCGGTACCCGAGGTCGACCCCACCGAAGATATACTGGTACAGCCGGTGTGTCGCCCGGATGACCAGCTCACCCAACAACCGCAGCAACAGCTTGCGCAACCCGACCGCTTGGTGGTCGGCCAGAGGCCGGTCCAACCCGCCGGCCAACACCACATACGCGGCGGCAGACTGCACGGCGAACTGCTGCAACTGCCGGTCGACCGGGGCAGTCACCTCCCGAGCAACCTCCAGCTCATACCGCAAGGCTTGGTCGGCATGAGCTTCCCCAAACGGGTGCGTCAACCTTGCCGCCGCCCCATCTGGTCCGAGACCCGCTGCGCCCAACCACCCGCTGCAGCGACCGCGGTCTCCAACGCCCGCCGGAACCGCCGCAGGTCCGGCTTCCTCATGCTGGCTTCCTGTTCGTCACCCATGGCCGCATCCATGGACCAGTCTGCCACGCCGGTGGGGCGGACCGCCAACGACAGACCCCAACCGCCCTCAGCGTCATCTACACCGTCCACCTGCCAAACAACGTCACCCCACCCGATACCGTCCACAGCCCCCCCGACCAGCACAGGGTCTGGCTCCGGGTATTCGAGTACGATCTGATCCAGCCGTTCCTGGATCCGCCGGAGCTGCTGCTGGTCCGATACCAGACCCCGGTGTCGCAGTTCTTCGGTTTCGGTGTCTAGCCGGTCCGCGGTCTGCTGGTACCCCCGTTGGTACTGCTCCCCGGCAGCCTCGGCCTCGTCGAGGACACGGAGCAGGTGGGTCGCCCCTTCCAGGTCCAGACGGGCGGTGCCGCCCCGGTTGGCAGCTGACCATCTCCTGGTGTCTTCGTGGTTCACCACTCCCAACCGGATCTCGGGTCTGTCTGGGCCGGTGACTACGGCCATGACGACGTCGTTGGGGCCGGAGTTCGTGGTGGTGCTGGAGGCAATCAGACGCTGCCCGGGGTCCAGGGCGATCCGGCCGGCCAGTTTGAGCCGGTCGATGAACCGGCCGTCCCGCGGGTCTCGCGGGTGGTCGGCCGGGTCCCACCGGCTCATCGGGTATCCGTCTGCTTGTTGCGCAGGTACCGGTCCCACTGGTCGTAGTCGGGATGGTCAGGGGTGAGCCGTTCCATCGTGTCACCGATGACACCGTTCTCACCGGTCACCCGCCGCGGGGCCAGGATGGACCCGTCTGGTTCGCGGATCGGGTCAGTGTACATGTTGTTGTGTCACCTCCTCCGCGATCTGGTCGAAGTAATCCACCAAATCGCGGGCGGTGGCCAGGGCACGTGCGTTGCCCAACCGTTCATGGAACAGTTTTTTCATCACTGCCACCACCTGGCTGTTGGTGTCCTTCTCGGAGATGTACAGGTCGAACGCTTCGGCCCACAGCTCCTGGGGGCCGGCAGGTCTCTGCTGCCGGAAGTAGGGGCTCAGACCATGGGCGTGACGGACGGCTCCTTCCCAGATCTCCACCCATCGTGGGTGTGCAGACGCCCGCTTACTGCTGAGAGCGTCGTCCAAAGCATGTCCGAATTCGTGTTTGGCAGCTGAACGCCCATGCGTCTGAGTGTTATCCGTGTAGCCGACGTAAAACGCCCGCGTTCCCGGGTTGTACGCTCCGTCGACGTCATCCCAGACAGCGCCTTCATGCCAACCCCGAGGTGAATCGCTGGGATCGAACCCTGCACCAGCGACCGATTTGCCGCTGATTACGGCCTCGCCGAATTCCCACCCGGCCATGTGTCGGGCAACCACCAAATGGTACGGGGCAGGGATCTCCGACAGCTCAGCCAGATGAGTATAGACAGCGTCGCCGCCGCCGATTTTCAACATGTCGCCGTAGACTGCCAACGGCCGATGGGGGTTGTAAGCCGACGGGTCGAGGCTATGTCCGGTGGTCTGCCTATCTTCCAACGCGGGGTCGTTGGCGGTGCGGTTGTACTCGCGTGCTTGTTCGGCCAGTCGGACGTCGGCTTCTGCCCTTGCGACCGTTTCCCGTTTTGCACTTAGAACATTGTCGATATACTCACGGCGGCGTTGGCCGCGGTAGCCGAACCGGCGAGCGAATTGTTCAACTTCGTCGGTTTCCCGTTTGAGCCAGTCCCGTTGCCGCTCCAGCTGCTCCTGGGCTTCGCGGAGCTCTTGTTCGAACCGAGGGTAGTTAAGCTGCCGATTGGTCTGGACGTGAGATATCCGGACTTGCCGATTGGCGTCTTTGCGCCACCGGCTCATCTGCTTGGCACGGTCACCGGTAGTGGGGGCCAGCGGGTCATACACCGGTTTCCGTTTGGTCAGGACATGCTCGTGGCCACCGGTGTGGCTTTGGACCCGCAGGAACCGGCCGTCTGGTAGGACCATGTCGACGTAGACTTCGTCACCGGACTGGCCCCACCCGTTGACGAATGCCCATTCGGTGGAGTTGCTCTGGGGGTCGCGGACTCTCGCCAGTTCTCCGGTTTGCAGGGTGCGCAGGGGGACTTGTTTGTATTCGAGGTTACTGTTGCGGATGACTTTCTTGTAGGCTTCCAGGTAGATGTCGGGTGACACCGGTGGGTGGTCGAGGACAGTGATGTCAAGGTCACCCATCTGGGCGGTGTGGCCGGTCCGTCCGCCGAGCTGGGCGGAGACAGATGGCAGCCAGCCCCCGCCGACCCGGTCGGCGAATCTGCCGATCCGGTCGCGGGGGTGTTTGGCCGGGTCCCAGCGGCGTCGCTTAATCACCTACAGTCTCACCTTGGCTTCCGGGTCGGGGAGAAACTCGCCCTTGTAGCGGACCATGACGGTCTCACCTTCGGTGACATGGAACTCGCCGCTGTCGGTCTCGACCAGGTACGAGTTGCCGTTCTCCTCGTCCTCTTCGACGAGCGTGACACCGACGAGGGTGTCCCATTCTCCTGAGACATCGTCACGTACTGCGTGGTCTCTGGGGTTGGAGATCTCGACCATCGCTTCGATGTCGGTCTCTTCTTCTCGGGGGACCATGCCCTTGGGGGTTGGTGTGTCCACGCCGCCTTCATCGACTCGTTGGGTCTCTTCGAGGATCGAATCGACGTAGGCAGCGGGGTCGTCGGCGTACTCGAAGTAGTCCTGCCCGAACCCTTCCACCTGACCTTCGATGTCGTCGGGGTCGTAGCCGCTTTCGCGGAGGATCTCACGGACTTGGTTCTCCCACGCTGGCTGGCCATCCGGGTCAGGTGGCGTGTCGGCTACACCCGCGGGCTTTCGGCGGATTTCTACGCTGTCGTCGGGGCCGACGGTGTAGTGGTCGCCGCTGGTGATGAGGTCGATGTACGTTTCTGGTTCGTCGTCGCCGAAGTTGACTGAGTGTTCGTCGGCGACGAAGATCTCCTCGATTTCTTCCCATTCGCCGCTGACGGGGTTGCGGACTTCGTAGTTGTTGACGTCGAAGCCCTCCGGCAGGGGGGTGTCGTCGCTGTGGGCGATGTCCCACAGGTCTTTCGGTTCTCCGGGGGTCTCAGGTCCCATACCCCCATTATCCCCCCTTCCAGCCCCCGTGTCAAGTCCCCTGGCACGGGCCATGGCGTCGGAT